TGTGGGCTGGATCGTTGTCACCAAACTCTACGGAAGCCCCAGCAAGTGTCGTTGATATTCTCTTCTGAAATGTGAACACGCCCGAGCGATCCACGAACGCTCTGCCCTGCTCTGCAGCCATGATGTCATTGAGATAGCCCTGAGCATTAGATCCGGACGGTACGGTCCACGCTGCAGCTCCGCCGAGAGTAATTGCTGAGGTCTCTATTGATTGCTGACCGACACCTTGGAACGCATCTACTTCTGGAAGAGCAAGAAGCTCCACAACTCGAGCGGACGCGACTTGCTCGGTCACATTCCACTCGTCCAAGAATGCCTGTGAAAGTAAGTACTGATCATCTATTGCTTGAATGGTCACAAGGTCGTAGCCATCCAAATTGAACTGATAGTCGTAATTCACGATGAAGCCTTGGAAGAGTGACTGAGCTACGCCAAGCGAGTTGTATCGGTAGAAGCGGACTCGACGCATAGGCGCAATGCCTGGCTCATTGTTTGCAGGATCGTAGGTCGGTGAGTCTGTGTTGAACGGATTGAACGCGCCATCCGCTAGCTGATCATTGAGTGTGAAGTTCATGATGCCGGGGACGAATTGATCTCCGATGTCTTTGCGTCCACGGTTGATCGACACATCAAGAACACCGTCGGTCACATCAGCAAAGTCGGTCGTAGGGCCTAGGAGATAGGTCGTATTGTTGAGCACTCCCTTGACGCTTGAGTCAAGTTGGAAGCTGGACGAGTCCCATCCTGTGTCAATCTCAAGCAGGTAGGAGCCTGACTGGATGACGGATGCAGCCATTAGTGCGCGCCAGTAATTGGACGGACCGCAATATCTGCTGGGCCTGATGCGCGGTTGAAGCTCTTGATTGCATCAATGACTACCTTGCCAGTCTGAGCATTGGTCATGACTCCGCCGTTCACATTGACTGTGTAGTTGTTGCCACCGCGCTCAGCCATGATGCCGGATGTGTCGCCCGTAAAAGTTGGTGAAGCGGTCGGCGCAAGGCTGATCGTGCTCATCGTGTTTGCAAATTGTGCACCTATGCCCTTGACATCTGCGAGTTTCAAGTTCGGATTTTTGAGAAGTTTCTCTGCAGCCTGAATTGCTGACTGGACTCCTGCCAGATATTGCTCGCCCTGTGTGACACCTGCTTGATAGAACTTGTCTGCAGCGAGCTTGCCCAAAGCGTCGGCAACAATGCTCAAGTCACTGACTAACTGATTGATCCCATTGGGGCCTGTAATCGCGTCAGATCCACCAGCAATCAACTCGTCGGCGATTGCACTGCCCGCCTCTTGACCAGCCTCTAGGACCTTCCTGAGCGCGTCCTGTGACAGCTCCATTGTGAGCAGTTTTTCAATCTTGGATCCGAAGGCTTTCGCCCCATCAGCTTGTGCTGTGAGCTGGGCAAGGATTGTGGATCCTGCTTCTTTGGCAGCGTCGGCTGCACCAGAGATGGAGAACTCACCAGTGACCGACTCGGCGACCGTGCCCTTGAAATCGTCATAGGCTTTCTTTGCATCTTCAAGCTTGCCTGTCGCTGCATCCAATGCTGCAGTGAACTGGTTCGCCAACTCTTCTCGAGCTTTCTTGATCTTGTCTGCCATCTTGTCAATAGCCCCACCAGCACCGCCGGCAGCCTTTTCGGTCTTGCCTAGAGTCCCATTGATTTCGCTGAGCTGTGGACCGATCGGTCTGATTGTTTCAACTGCAGCGCCAGTAGATTTCTTGAACGCTGCCATTGCTCCGGCAGCAACGACAAGTCCTGCTGCGATTGCAGCTGCACCGACACCGATGGTCAAGGCTGTGTTCGCTGCCGTGGCTGATGCTGCGAGTCCCCAGTTCAACGCGGTTGCCACGACTGTGACCGCGTTGGCTGCGAGCATTGCAATCTTGAATGCAACGACTCCTGCTGCGACTGCTCCGATTGCTGTGGCAATTCCGAGGATGAAGCCGACATTGTTTTGTGCCCATTTGCCAAATGAGATCAATGCTGGAAGAAGTGCATTTACTAGCGGAAGGATTGCAGCGCCGATTGCTTCTTTGGTTTCGTCCATTGCAATAGACAGTCTCTTGAATTGTCCTTGTGCAGAGTTCGCTGCAACTGAAGCAGATCCACCGAAAGTCTTTGCCAGTGATTGCATAACCTCATCAACGGACGCGCCATCTTTGATGAGTGAGTACAGCTCTGGCGATAGTTGCTTGATTGCTTTTGTGTTTCCTGCATATGCCTTGCTGACTGCATCTGCTACTTCTTGGACTCCCTTGCCGGTCGCTGCGGATACATCGAGGACAGTTTTGAGTGCGTCCTGTGCGGATTCCAGATCGCCCGTACCACGGACCAAGCTGGCAAGTGCCGGACGAAGCTCATCGTCGGCGACCGCTGCAGCCATAGACAAGGTGCTAATGAAATCCTCATTGGCTTTGATCTGTTTAGAAGTTGCACCAGTAGTTGCCTGGAGTTGGCGCGCAAGCTGGGCCTGTGCAGCCTGATCTGCAGCTGCAGCCTTTGCTGTAATGACCAGCCCTGCACCTAATCCTGCAAGCGCAGCCGCTGCCGGCAAGAACGCTTTCTTCATTGCGAAAGCAGCCTTCTCGGAATTGGTCTCTAGTTTCTTGAACTCCTCAAATGTTTTCTTGAGTCCGTCACCTTGGAAGTCCGTGATGATGGGGATGCGGATTGCCATTAGATGTTGCTCCTGCTCAATGCTTCGGTCAGCTTGCGCTCGACTTCTTCTGTGATGTGTTTGATCGCTGCTTCAATGTTGTCAGTGTTCTTTTCCACTGCAGGCCACATAGAACGCGAAGCCTTCCCAAAGGTCTTTTCCATGTTTTCAATCAGCGTGTTATTCCAGTCGTAGTTCACGCCCTTACGCTTTTGAGTTGAAGACGATTTACCGCCACGCCCAGCAATGTCAAAGACGATGCCGGCAGGGTTCTTTTGCTGGATGATGAATGCGCTCAGAGTTTCGTATTGCGCGCCGAGATCCATGTTCTTCTTGCGTGCGCGTCGAGTGTCAATCTTGACCGTGATATTCCTGTTGGCAATCGCTTTGTCCCACGGGAAGATGTGTCTCCACTTACGACCAAAGCCACGCATGACAGTCTTGCCAACACCGTCTGGAAGATTGTTCCGTGCATCCGAGATCGTTGGCTGCATAAGCGCCTTGTAATCTTTAGTGATCTGCCGACGGAGATCTGGGGCGAGTTTGTTCAGCGTCTTGAGATCTTCCTTGATCCCATAAACTTGAACTCCCGATCGTGCCATGTCATCACTTTCTGTTTCTTTCTTCTAACACAGTAGTGACAGTGAGTAGGTCGGCAGTGTCAAAGTCTTCCTCGTAGAAGCGCGGAGCCCACGAAAGTGTGACTAGCAGTTCTGCTAGAAGCCTTCTGTGAGTTCCGCGTGGGTAGGGTTTTCTATTTCCTCAGCGCTCACTTCTACCGAGTCGAGCTTGGCAATGAACTTGTCAAACTCTCCCGGCACGACGATCTTCGCTTGCTTGCATGCTTCCCACGCGAGGAACGCAAGATCTTCTACACCGATCCCGTTCGCCATGTCTGATGCTTTGCGCTTGAACCTTCGTTCCCATGCGACAAGTGTGACCAGATTAGTTGTCACTTCGTAAGGCTCTTTGTCTTGCTCTGTCACCTTTAGGTGCAGTTTCATTGCTTCTCGCTTTCGTGTCGGACCGATGTGCGGTCAGTTATTAGCTTTCGTCAGAAGTGTAAACACCGCCATTGAACACCACGGAGATCATTCCGAGGGCTCCCAGCGAGGTCACGATTGGCAACGCAGCCAAGAAGGTTCCTGTGAAGGTTAGACCGGGATTCGTGGCAGAGTCTGCACCGACGGTTGGCTTTACGACCACAGTCGTTGATGTACCGACAAGGCTCTTGAGTGTTGCCCAAGTCTCCGTCGCTGCAAAGCTTGCGTAGAAGTCGAGTGTGACTGAGTGTGATCCAAGGCCCGACACATACTTGCGCGAGCTGTCACCGAAAGCAGTTGCTTCAAGTTGATCAAAGTTGATGTTCACGGTCGCGCCTGTGCACTGATCAGATAGATCCACTGCATTGACTGTGACGACTGGGGACGAGAGATAGGTGCTGGTAGCCATGATTACTCCTTAGGTGCTTTCTTGTATTTAGGTTTAGCAGATTTTTCTTCTTCTGTGGTTGATACCTCAGCCTGCACAATGAAGCCACCAGCTAGAAGCGCGTCAAGGTTGATGCCTTCTTTCGGGATGTATGGCTCACCAATCACGCCAAGTTTTTCTGATGCGATCGTGTAGCTCATGAGGTCTGGGCCTGAACTTCGATCATCATCTCGTATGCCGGCAGGACTACGCCACCGACATCGATGCTGGTCGGGGATCCAGAGGTTGCTCCGACATTGGCGGTCATGACGGCAGCTGCCATGTTGAGGATGTTGCCTAGAGCGTCAGAGTTGCCTGGGCCCATTGAGATGATCTGGACTGGGAAGGTCATCTTGGCAATGTTGTAGTTCCACATTGTGAACGATGGGGCATTGATAAAGACACACGGTGGCCTCAAGTTTCGGCTGTCCGTCACGATCGGCAAGGATGTTGCTGTCGCCAGTTTTGTACCCAACGCGCTCATCGCATTGTTGAACAGGTCTGTGTAGTTGGAGACTGTCATGCGCAGGCTGGACGATCAATGCCGAGGAGTTGTTTGATCTGACCGTTCATGCCAGGCACAGGTGATTGACCCATGTCTTGAAAGCTACTGAACACATCAACGGATCCTCGAGCTTTGTATAGAGCTCCACCATACATCACGCTTCCAAGGAAGACATCTTGAGATGGGACAGTGGTCAGTGAGTCAATGTATCCGGCTTCTTGCCTACGCCTGTAGCAGAATGCGTTAGCAGCTGCAGCGCAAGTTGTCGTGAAGGTCTGGTCGCCAGCTGTCGCGACCGTTATGCCGAGCCAGTCAAGGATGTTCTGACTTGTGATCCAAGTGCAGGTCTGCGTGTAGGTAATCGTGCCAGTTGCAGCAACACGATTGACATCGCTTGCGGTCTTTGCATAAAGCACCTGATTTTGGATCGGGACATTGAAGTCATAGAGCAAGTCGCCTTCATCATCTGTGCCTATGTACAGATATTGAGGAAGTGCCCTGACTGTGTATGTGCCATTGAATGTCGCATCTACTGATGCAACTGTGATTGACTCGCCGACTGCAATCTCCGATGGGGTTAGGAGTTGCAGTACGGCGTAGTCATTCAGCAGGTACTTGTGAGTGACGCTGTATGTTGCCATGAGCGGATGCTCCGCTCTCGACTAGGCGATCGTGATTGACTGGATGAAGCTTGACTTGGCAACGAAGGTTGCAAAGTACTGATGGATCGAGAGTGTGCGACCGAGTGTTGATGGGTTCTCGAAGCTCTGCAATGATGCACCAGATTCGTAGATCTCAAAGCCTGGGGCGTACACAACGAGCATGGTTCCTGATGCGAAGTTGTTATCAACAACAAGCGTCAAGCCCATGACATCCATCATGTTGTATCCGAGACCGCCTACGCGACCGAGAGCGTTCTGTCCAAGCACGCCGTTTGTGGTGTAACCAAGTACAGGTCGCTTTGATCCGTCTAGCTGACTGCCCAATTTTTCCCAAACATCAGGTGACACGCACAAGTGAGTTGGGAAGAAGTTGCTGTCTTCCGCAATTTCGCGCGCTGCGTCATACAACGAGCTAATCAAAGATGATGGATCGTTCGCTGTAACTGTCCATGTTGAACCCGATGCAGTCTTACCAGCGACCAAAGCATCTGCTGCGATGTCGTCAGTTTTGATGAGCACTTCGCCGGCAAGATCGTTCAATACGAGCTGGAGGGCGCTTGGATCTGTGAAGTCGATGTCTTGAATTGACAAGGTCACTTGGCCTGCGACAGTTGATTTGGTAACTGTGTTTGCAGCGATCACCATCGTGGTTGCCGATACAGCGTCAAGCTGATTGCTCTGCACCGCGGCTGAGGTATGAGTTGTGATGGTAGGTCTCACGAACTGACGCGAAGTTGTTGAAGGCATCGCGCGAGCGCCGAATGCACTGACCACAGGACGAACGAAGTTTAGGTCCTGAAACAGAGGTCCAAGCACGGGAATATTCAAGAGGCCAGGTGTATCGCCAGTAACGATATCGCCCGCTGCCGCTTGCAACGCAGTCTGATTTTTGCGCTGTGCTTGCTTGAATGCGTCGCTTACTTTGAGGTAAGTGTCTCCGCCGATGTGATACGCAGCGAGAACTTCCGATGCTGATGGCATTGGGAACTCGCGCTTTGCTTGTGCAAATAGTGGAGCAGTTGGGATTGTTGCCTCGACTGCTGGTGTGGATACTTCTGACATAGGTTGCTCCTGTTCTTGGACTTCTGTTTCAATAGTACTTATTTCTTCGGGCTCTTGGTGGATACTCGCAGCGACGGTAGCAATGTTTGCCATATCGCCAAATGCGCCAATAGGGACGAGGCTGAGCTCCATCCAGCTAGCTTCTTCAATGACCATCGTTCCCTCATCGTCGTAAGAGAACTTGACTGGATTTACGCCCACCGAGACTTGATCAATGGTGCCATCTTGGGCCATGACTAGCGCGTCGTTGCCGAGTGTTGTGGCGCTGATCTTGGCTGTGAACATCATGCCCTGCTCGGTGTCCACGCGCTCGGTCACTACGCCGACCGGCTGACTTGCGTCGTGGTACATGAAGAGTCGTGGTGCTTTGCCTGTGACTGGCAGTGAGCCTGGACGAAAGATCACAGCTGTGCCATCCGAGACTATTGCCGGCACATTGTAGGGAACCGCGGTTCCCGAGATCGAGCGTCGTGGTTGATCGCCTTGTGCAGCGTCAAGCGTGAAGTCTCCTGCTATTAGTTTGATCATGAGTTCGCCAATCTTTCTTGAGTGTTTTCTTGGACTGGTTCGTCTTCACGATCAGCCATGTAGTTCTCTTCCAAATATCCTTCTGCGTCGTATTCTACATAAGTCCCATTCGGTAGAACGGAATTGAGTGAGAACGCTTCTGCGATTGCTTCCGCATAGAGCTTCACACCAAAGATGTAAAGGTCAGCGCGTGCTTGCTGTGATGACTGGTAGCTGTACGACCCAGTGCTTACGCCGACAAGGTATGGCGGAACATTGCCTAGACGCGCCATCTCTAATGCGGAATAGTTTGCTGATTCAATGAGAAGCATTTTGTCTGGGCTCATTGTGGTGGCCTCATAAGACAAGAACTCATTCAGCGCTGCAGTCTGGTTAGTTGCTCGAGCAGCATTGAATGATGCAGCAAGGTCAGCTAGTTCTTGCGCGCTCAATGGCTCTCCGCCTGTTTGCTTCAAGATGCCTGCAGGGATTGATGAACTTGCGTTCCTATTGCGCGCTGCTTCTACTTTGAGAGCTGTCTCTACTGCTGAGACGCTGGTGTAGATCAGTCCTGTTGTTGGCGAAAGTATTTGGAGAATATCTTTGGGGTCTAGCTCTACGCCATTGAAGTAGATCTGATTGCTTGGCGCGAACCAGACGGGACCGGCTTGATCAGTGGTGGTGATTGATCCGACTGCTAGCCGTTGGAAGGACGCTGGATATCCATCGCTCGTCCTGCTCGTAATGTGGACGATGCTCCTGCCGAACATGTAAAGATCATCAAATACCCATGACATGAAGTGCGCATAAGTGTTCTGTGGGTCTGGTTGCTTCAACCATGAGCGCGGTTCGATATAAACCTTGACCATGCGTTCGCCATCCCAGCGCATGTTGTACATGCGAAGCGGCATACAAGAAATGACCGAGGCCATGAGATCTCGACAGCGACTTACCGCTGGAATAGTCATCAGCTGATTACGCGCCTGACCTTCTTGCCAAGAATAATACTGATTGAAAACATTCACTTTTGAGTTCATGTTCGCGTAGGCGTTGGAACCCACCGCTGCAGCCTTGGAAGGTTGTGGTGAGATCGCAGCCTTATTTACTTTGCGCGAGAAGATAGCCATAGTTCTATCGTGCCATACTTTCTACTGATTTAGGTGGAGTCGCGCATCAGGGTCTTCTCCGACGAAAGGCTCGACACGCAACTCCGCGCTGATCTTAGTTGGCAACGACGACAAGCTGTGGCTTCCCGCGTGAGTGACGATTGCCGGCAACTATTGCAGTGGAGAAGATCATTGTCCGGCACAGCTCAATGGGTCCTGGACTCCTTTGCGAACTGACTGCGATTGAGCCTTGTGTGCGGACCGAGACAGCGCGCACGACATGCTCTGCCAAGGCCATCTCGCCAGTGTGCACAATCTGCTTTTCACGGATCAATCCTTGGACAGCTGGAGTCCACTTCAAGATCTCGGCGTAGCCGACGATGACTCGACGCGCTTGCAAATATGGCGGACATTGCAGATCAACTGTCGGCGTGAAAGCGAACTTGATTGATGGGTCTTTAGCGATTGCGCGCACATGTTCCCAGAGCTGTGTCTGGGTATCGCAAGTGAACGCGACAGTGACTCCGATCTTCCCGTCCGGCAGGAGCACCGATCTTGTGGCGTAGTAGTGAGAGTCGTTGAAGTCCACTTCTACCGCGACCACTCCCCCAGCTGGAAGAGGCTCAGAAGAAGCAAGCTGACTCCAGAGTCCTTGTGGAAGCCACGATCGGTCGGTGGCAATCCATAGGTTCACGCTTGAGCGCAAGAAGCTAGCGCGGTCTGGGAGCTGTGACTCTGACTCAATCGTGCTCATCTCAAGGGTCTTCCCTAGCGCTGGGTTCGCATAAGCCCACGCAATCGGATCCATTGGATCAAGATCTGGTGGCGGAGACCATTCACGAAAGTGAAAGTTTGTCGGCTGATGTGTGTCAATTAGACGCAAGCCCATCTCTCGATATCGCATCATGACCTTGGATTCTTCTGTGCCGGCAGTGGACCACATGCTGAGAAGAGGGAAGCGTCGTGCGCGCATCGTCGGTGTGATGCCACCGTCAATAACTTCTTCATCAATTCCCCAGACCTCATCCACCAAAGCAAGATCAACGGACAGACCGTGCGCTGCATTCGGCTTCGCAGATCGGACCAGAAGCTTGGATCCGTCAGGCATCTTTGCAGCAAGACGACCATAGGAGCGCGTAAGTTTGGCATCCCAATACTGTTCTAAGATTTCGGCGATCTCCTCATAGATTCCGGCAGCGCTGTCAAGACGATGGGCCATCAAGAGCACGGTCTGTTTCTCTCCACGGATCTTTGGCATCTCGGTAAGCCACCAGCCTGAAAGAGCTCTAAGGGCAACTGATTTTCCCTGTTGGCGCGCACAAGACACCAATGAGGTTCGAGTGACAAGCTCTACGCCGGCATCATCAGCGAAAGCCAACTGATCGCGCAAAGCATTGATCTGCCATTCCATCAACTCAATCTGCATGAACTTGCGTGCCCATTCCACCACCCCATCCACATGAGAGCCAAGCTGCTCTGGGCTCATCGTTGCCAAGCGTGGCTGGTCATGGCCAGTTCCCGCTAGTCCAGGCTGGTCAGCGCTGTTCGGCGAGAAATAACACGATGGGCTCGGGGGCAAGGACGATTGATCATAAAAAATCTTTTCAGAATTGATGGGTGTGCGTGTTGCTTCGGCTCGGTCGTGGATTCGTTGGCGGTCTCGAGCGTTCTTGTATTGGTTGCCTCGTCTTGAGTTGCATTCTCTGCATGCTGGCACAAGGTTTGACAGGCTGTTGTCGCCACCGCGATCTACTTCAACCAGGTGATCTGCTGTGTCTGCTGCTTTGGTGTGGCACCAGTGGCAGAGTGGTTGCCCTTTGAGTAGTGCTGTTCTGTTGTTTCGGTATTCAGCGTTATCTGTTGTGCGTCCTCGTGGCATGCTCACGCGCCTTCGGCTTGTGCTAGCGCAGCGCTTGCGCGCTTTGCTCTTGTGTCTGATGTCGGTCTCATGTGTGTGTGTCCGTGTCTGTTGCTTTGTTTGTTTATGTGTATGTTATGCGAACGCTAAGGACATAGAGGGATGAATGCTCCACCCACGGGGTTGCCCTAACCCGTACCCTTTGCACTCATCAGCTGATTATGTTCACAGCTCGCCTCGGTGCTTTGCCTCGCTCACTTCGTCTTGCGTGATTGAGGGCGCACCGATCTACCCACGCTTTCCGTGTGTTACCCGATCACCTTGCGACGGTGTAGGTCATGCGACTAGCCGATTGTTTAGAGCTGGAAGTTGCTCAGAGTGTAGAGAATGTACTCCATGTCAGAGGGCTTCCAGACGCTATTGAAGTGTGAGCCGGCATCAAATGCCATGAGCCATCGCTTCTGTAATGGTGAGGTTTTACCGCGCTCTGCTTTGAGCTCTACCGCGAGCAGTTTGCCTGACACGGGATGCACCATCAGCAGATCTGGGAAGCCTGCGTCGCCTTGGACATTGGTCAGCCAGCGACCGCGTGAGTTCTGTGCCGGCAGATCATGATGAATGAGCCAGCCGTATCTGCGCGCTACCGAGATCACCACTTCCTTCAGTTCGGCTTCGCTCATTGCTTTGTCAAACTTCATCGCGCAACATTTCTTCCACATGAATGAACGCTTTATCCGCAATCAAGCAGAACTTGCACTTGCCGCGCTGAAGTGTGCATACGCCAGTTTTTGCATTTTGGCGTTCATGCCATAACGCCAATTCTAATTCCCACACTTTTTGATTCAATTCCACGACTTGTTTGCTGAGGTCATCAATCATCAACATCGCGCTATCAAATGCGCTCATTTCAGTACCTCAATGATTCTGCTTGCTTCATGTGATTTGAGTAGTTCAAGGACTGCGCTGTCGTCGTTGAGTTCACGCTGGATCAATTCCAAGAGTCGAAGATCATCCATGCCGGCATCCTTGGCAAGCTTCTTGATGTAGCCGAGTTGCTTTGGTGTGGCGAATGCTCCGCGTGGGATGTGTTCTTGTGTGGATGGTTGCCCGGCTGGGCGATCAGTGGTGGGCGCTAAGTTGCCCCCCAGCCGAGCCACTTTTTCCATCTCTTGACGGGAAGGTCGAGGACCATTCCCTTGAGACTGAATAGGACAATTCGAGATCGCACGACCCAAAGCGCTGGTCTCACAGTTCTCGACAAACGATGTTGAGTTCACTCCGCGATCGCTGTGAATCTCATGGGCATATCCGACTGACATTGGCTTGGCATCGTCAGCATGTCGGTAGAGCTCTGCACGGAAGATGCAAGAGTCACCGTCATAGTTCATCATGCAGGTCTCAATGCGCGCATCGGGATATGCAGCCCAGAAGCGGACTAGTCGTTGCTCAACTGTCTCATAGTTGCTTAGATCAAAGCCCATCAGCAGACCACCCAGACGATTGCATCGTTGCCTGCAACTGTGAGCCGAGTGCGACCTGAGTCCATGACAAGCTCGTCGCGCACAAGTGACACACGCGAAGGACGAACACTGTTGCCAGACATTTCAAGTGTGCGTTCAATTTCTTCATCAGTTAGACCGTTGAAGAGTTTGATTGCGTTGAAGACTTTCTGACGATTAGATCCTGATTTTGGGTAAGCCTTGATTGCTGCGCGCTGGGATGTTGGATGCGCTTTCTTTGCAACGATGATCACATTGCGATCAACATTGGGCACATATTTTGTGCCGGCAAGACCGGTTGTGATGTTGAATAGTTCGGGCTGGTTGTCGGACATGTCGGATGCCTTTTCTATGAATGCGCCTCTAGCGCTTTGATTGCTAAGTCGAGTGTAGTCACATCGTGGAGTGGCATCGGATCATTCAATGAGAGCGAGTTTTTCATTGCGCGCAATCGGCGGATGATTGATGCGTGAGGGTTGTTGCTCACTGCCATAATCTCATTCATTAGACCGACTAGGGCCATTGTGTGATTCGTGTTCATTGCTTGCTCCAATACCATTCTGCGTGTTTCTTCGGACAGTTCACCTTGATTCCAAGCAACGCCTTCACTCATTTCACACTCCACGGTCCCCAGCCGAAGCCGTAACGCTCCATGCCGTAATTGTAAATCTCTAATCCTGCGAGCAAGTTAGTCTGGGCCTGTAACAGATCTTGCTTCTTAGTAATGATGCCTTTACCGATGAGCCACTTGTGCCATGAGCCGTTGATCTGCAGTAGTCCGCGCGATCCCCCGAATGGGTCTTTTCGGTTGATTGCGTTCGGTGTGCAGTTTGATTCGCGCTGCATGATGGACTCAAGCACTGTGCGCTGATCCGGATCCCAGCCGAGGTTGATGGCAAGCGCTGAGAATTGTTCGCAGGCTGTTGAGTAGGGATCAATGAAGATCGTGGAGCTGGTGGTCGTGGTTGGCTCAATTAGGTATGGCTGGACGCTGATCGGCGCTAGGGCGATAGTCCCAGAAAGCTCTTTAGACGCGCTAGGAGCGCCTGTGAGAGCCGTAACCCCAAAGACTGTACAAAGCACTAGCCCAATCAATTTCTCTGCAAGATAGTTCATTTTTTCTCCAGTGGTATAGGCACGCCCCAAGACGAAGCGTGCGATCTGAATGCGATTTGTCCTAGTAGATATTTTCCCGTTTCGGGCTCTGTGAAGATTTGTACGAGGATCTCTTGTCCGTTGTCCATCGCGCCGATATAGACGCTGTAATCAAAGATCTGTGGCTCACTCATATTCACTTGCCTTCCGTCGGTGATTCGACCTTAGGGCATGGTTCAAGCTTTAGGTGGGATTTCCCCGAAGACCTTTAGGAATGCAGCTTTTACCCAGATCACTGAGTCTGCAGCTTGTGGTGTGATCTCAATGTGGAACCAGTCTCCGCCTGGAGCTCCGTGGATCGTTGGCTTGTCATACTTGAGCCATGCGTAGCGATCACATCGCCATGCTCGACCCTGTGGCTCTGGGAAGTAATCAAGGATGCACTGCAAGCCGAGCTCGTTAGCGTTCGCCACAAGTTTGTCAATGAAGATCAACGCTTCTTTGCGTCCAGCTTTAGGGTTCTTTTCGCTCTTGCGATACGAAAGATCTACAGCTCTCCCAGTGGCGTGCACTGACAATGATCCAGGCTTTCCGCGCATGTCACGCTGACCCCAAGATCCGTTGTTCCAAAGCGCGCCATTTGATGCAGCGATGGCTTGCTTGATCCATTCGTTCATGCCGGCACGAGGAGCTGGTGATGCTCCGTCAGCGTTGCCGATGTAGTCCCTAGCGTTAGGAATGCCGGCTTTAGCTTTGGCTATTGCCACGACCGAATGCCAGATCTTTGGGGTTCACATATCGGATTAGCACTGGCACAAGTGCAGCGAGCGCTGCTTTGCCTAGGTCAGCTGGGTCTGTGTTGCCTGTGGAATACACAGCAATGACTGCTGCAATAACTGAGCGACCGTAGGAAGCGAGTAGGGCTTTGTCTTTAGTTTTCATGTGTTGGCTCCTTAGGTTTAGATTTTAGACCATTTGACGCAACAAGACCGGACAAGGTTCCAGTCATGAATACTGTGAGCGTTGATAACAGGTCTATAAATGCAGAGTCATTTGGGGATTGATGACCGATCGGCTGAGTCACGAACATGAGCGCATACACAAAGCCAAGGACGGTAATAGCAAATACTCCAGCAAGAATAATCCCGACGATCACGATCAGACGAGCGTGTAGTTCCTCAGGCTTGAGTCGTGGTCTCATAAATCAGATCTCGAGTGCAGGTTCCGGACGGGTTGCAGAGTGGTGGTTCGCATTCTGGCTTTTTCCAGTTGTTGGGGTCTTGGCATGGGTAGCGGTAGCTTCCGTCATAACTGCATCCGGAACATCCCCACAAGACGACAGCTATCAGTGCGCCGTATCCAAGCAGGTAACGCCAGCGCATTAGCCGATAGGTGTCGGGTTGTTCGCTAGTTCGGTAGCTTTCAACATTGTTGCAGCTTCGGTGGGTTGCAATGCTGGGTCATCCATCCATTCAAGACAGTAGTAACCATCACCGGGTGGGTTGTATTTCCAAGTTGTTCCGGGTGCAAGTTCGCGTGTTGCATTACCAATTTGACTGTCAATTTCTGCTTTTGTCGCCATTATGCAATTCTCCGAATTTTGATAATTGAATAAATTTCGCTCACTCCTGTAGCATTCAATTCGACACCTAGACCATTAGATGCTCTTCCGGTTTGCACATAATATTGGAGCTCAAAGTTTTTGGTTCCCGTAATAGTAAAAGAACCGTTCAATTCGGCGTATCCGCCAACTATTGCTGCCGAAGCAAGATAATTGTTTGATCCTTGAATTGCAGTGGTTGAGTCCGTTGTGTTGCGTAAACGAATATTTACACTATTGCCAGCGAGAAACGGAGAAATTGCTTCAACTTCGTATGTACCTGCTACTAATGCAATCACGCTTGTCGTCAAAGTTGCGCCAAGGTTATTGACCAGCGTTGTGTTCAAGGTTCGTTTAGTCCATGTGGTCCCTGTGCTTGCACCGCCGGCTGTGTTTTGTGCTTGTGTTTCGTTGAAGATCGCAATGTCTTGAAAGTTGTCAAGTACATCGTTGAGCTGGGTTGCGGTCAATACCGATCCAGCAACGAAATCTGTCCATTTGGCAGTCATAGTGTCTCCTAACTTAGTGCGTAGATGGTGTCAAGTGTGGAACTGTCAAGCACGAAGAGCTGATAGACGGTTGTCGGGGATGTGTAGATCGTGACCTGATGTGGCTGAGAGTATGAGATCCGATGCTCGATGCCTTCAATAAAGGATTCCTGTGCGATGACGCTGGTTGTTGTTGATGAGGTTGTAATGGTCTTCTCTACGCTGATGGTGTCACCGATCTCAAGGATTGCCACATTGTCGCGCTCAGCTGTAGAGAGCATCTGGAAACCTGTGTTTACGCTGGTAAGTGTTGCTGTCGGTTCGCCTTGAATTAGGTAGGTTGCCAAGGTCAGCGCTGCAGCGTCGTTGTGGACCAGGCTCTCTGTGTAGGCCACAGCTTGAATGAAGTACTTGGCTTGGCTTGCTAGGTCGTCCACGGTCTCAGGGCTTGTGGCTCCAAGATGTGTCACGCTTGCCCTATTGACCACCTTGTCCGCGCCGAAATTTATGGACACAGAATCGTATGGAGTGTGGGCTGGATCGTTGTCACCAAACTCTACGGAAGCCCCAGCAAGTGTCGTTGATATTCTCTTCTGAAATGTGAACACGCCCGAGCGATCCACGAACGCTCTGCCCTGCTCTGCAGCCATGA